GACCGGGGTCCCACCCCCACAAATTCCCACAAAAATTCAAAATATAAACAACATTTAATGATGTCCCTAAACGCTTGTACAACAAGACACCGAGACCTACACTCCGCCCATGAACGACCGCGTCCCCGATACCAGAACGTCTTTGATCGTCTTCCCTAAACGGTCGGGCGATCTCACGCCTTCGATGAGGGAACTCGAACTGCAAACCTTCACCATTGCGTTCGAGACAGCCCTCGAAGCTGTGGCTGCGGGGCAAAGCCTTGAAGCGTTTTGCAAGGAGTACCACAACCCGCTCATACACACTCGAATGAGGACGTGGATACACGCTGATGAGCGTAGGAAGCAGGCTTACTACAAGCATCTCGCCATCGGAGCCGAAGCCCTCGAAGATGAGATGCTTCGCATCAGCGACGGCATCAAGGAGGATGGGACAGCATCCCTCGACGATGTCTCCCGATCGACACTGCGGGTGAATACCCGCAAGTGGCTCATGCAGGTGCGCAATCGAACCAGATACGGGGACGTGAAGCAGATCGAGCAGACGCACCTGACCAAGTTCGACCCAAGCTCCGCGACCACGGAGCAGTTGCAGGCGAGGCTGCTGGCGTCGTTCGGGATTAACCCGGACACGTTAAACATATTCGACGCGCAGGACATTACGGACGTGAGGGACCTACAGATGACATTGGCACCATCGACATCCCCGACTGGATGGATGCTCCATGACATCATCCGCACCAGTCGACTTGCTCGATGGCCTGATCGACTATGAACACCACGAGCCTAACCTGAAGGGTATCCCGCTGTGGATGCTGCCCAAGGCTACCCTCGAACAGTCGCAGACGATCACGGAGATGTGGATGCGGGGGAGGGCACAACACTCGCTGGCTGCCTACTCAAGATACGTCCTCGGACTTGAGCCCGCTGAGCATCATCGTCTCATATGCCAAGCGATTGACGACCTGCTCAATGATGAGTATGACGAGCTGATCATTCTCGCGCCACCGGGGTCCGCCAAGAGCTTCTACACCAGCCACGGGCTGGCGGCTTACTACATGGGGCACAGCCCCGACAAGAACATCATCCTCGCTACGCACACGGCTGACCTGAGTGAGCGGTGGAGCAGACGAGTGCGTAACACACTCGGGGACGAGCTGCACCAGAAGGTGTTCCCCGCGTCATCCTTGTCGAAGGACTCGACAGCTGTGGGTCGGTGGGCGACATCGGCGGGTGGGGAGTTCCTCGCGGCGGGTGTGGGCGCGGCGGTGCTGGGGTTCCGGGCTGACCTCGCTGTGATCGACGACCCCGTGGCCTCCTTCGAGCAGGCACAGTCAATGACACAGCTGGCGAAGATACACAACTGGTACGAGACCGACCTCGTCACGCGCATGAAGCCGGGTGGCAAGACTGTCCTCATCTGTCAGCGCCTCGCCCGTAACGACTTGGCTGGTTACTTGATAGATCGGAACGCGGAGAACCCCACCAAGCGGCAGCGGGTGCTGAAGCTGAGGATGGAGGCGACCGACAACGCCCCGCACGATGACCCACTCGGACGCTCACCGGGCGAGCGGCTGTGGCCGGAGTGGTTCAGCCCCGAGATGGTTGCAGACGCCAAGCGGGACGACTTCAAGTGGCGCACGCTGTACCAGCAGGAGCCGCCAGCAGATGAGGGCTCGTGGGTGAGCACGGAGGACATCCGGTTCCGGCCGACGCCGGACAAGATCGAGGTCTGTTATGGCATGAGCGACTTGGCGCTATCGGTTAATACCGGCGACTACACCGTGCACTTCATCCTCGCTGTCGATGACGAGGGTAACTGGGACATCATCGACGCGATGCGGGGCAGGGTTGATCCCGATCGCTCCGCTAACGACATCGTCACGATGACGCAGTCGTACAAGCCTCGTGAGTGGCTGATCGACGACGACAACGCATCGAAGGTGTTCGGCCCGCTGGTAGCCAGCTGTGGTCGTGCGCGGGGTGTGGCTGTGCCTTGGAAGGTGATGCCGATCCGGGGGCAGGACAAGGAGACTCGGGCGGCTGCGCTCCGTGGGCAGTACAAGCGCGGGAAGGTGTTCATGCCCGCCAACGCCCACTTCACCCAGTGGCTCACTCGGGAGCTTCTCCAGTTCCCCAACGCCATGGGGATGGGGGTGGATGATGGTGTCGATGCACTATCATTGATGGGTCGGCGCATGTTGTCGCTCGCCAAGCCAGCCCCGACTGTGCTACGCCCACACCCCACAACGCATAACATGACGTTGGATCAACTGTTCGAGGACCGGACGATGTCGCGGTTCCATCGGAGGATATAAGCCATGACAGTAGCAGACACAGACGGCAGCCGGATCAAGTCCGTCGAGGCGACCGACAGCGACCCGAAGAAGAAGTACGGGCGCTGGAAAGACGAGATCGCCAAGGCCGAGAAGGAGATGGCGAAGTTCCGTGAGAAGGGTCGGCATGTCGTGCGGCGCTTCAAGGACGAGCGCGATGGGGCGGACGCGGGCGAGCGCCGGTTCAACATCTTCACGGTCAACGTGGGCATCATGGCTTCGAGCCTGTACTCGAAAATCCCCAAGGTCAGCGTCAATCGCCGCTTCGGACAGCCGAACGATGACGTGGCTCGCGTGGCGTCCCTGATGCTCCAGCAGACCGTCATGCAGGACATCGACGAGCCTGACTGTGACTTCGACCAAGTCATGCGTGACGCCATTCAGGACCGCCTCGTACCCGGCCTCGGTCAAGCATGGCTCCGGCTGGAGAACGAGACCACTGAAGAGACACTTGAGTCGGAGGTCGATGAGATCACCGGTGACGTGGTGCAGGAGGCCAGCACCTACGAGAAGATCGCGTACCAGTGCGTGAAGATTGAGCATGTGAACTGGGAGGACTTCCTCTACTCCCCTTGCCGCACCTACGCCGAACGCAGATGGGTCGGTCGCCGGGTGTACATGGACCAAGACGCGCTGGTCAAACGCTTCGGGGAGGACGTGGGGAAGAAAATCCCGCTCGATTACAACCCGAAGAGCACAGCCATCAACAACAACCAGCCGGAAAACGAGCTGATCCAGAAGGCAGTTATCTACGAGATATGGGACCGCGTGACGCGGACTGTGTTGTGGCTGAACAAGGGCTACCCTGACCTGCTGGACGAGAAGGAAGACCCGCTTGGACTCGATGACTTCGAGCCTTGCCCGAAGCCCTTGATGGCGCTGACGACGACCTCGAACTGCATCCCCACAGCTGACTTCGTCCTGATCCAAGACCAGTACAACGAGCTGGACACAGTCAATAACCGCATCAGTCTCCTGATCGACGCCTGCAAGGTGGTCGGTGTTTACGACGCGGCCAACACAGGTGTTCAGCGCATGCTCCAGCAGGGCACGGAGAACACCCTGATCCCTGTGGATAACTGGGCGATGTTCGCGGAGAAGGGTGGTGTCAAAGGCACAGTTGACTGGCTGCCACTGGACGTGGTCATCACTGCGCTGGCCCGACTCCGTGAGGCGCGGGAGGACATCAAGGGGCAGATTTACGAGCTGACCGGGCTGTCGGACATCGTGCGCGGCCAAACGAAGGCGAGCGAGACCCTCGGCGCACAACAGCTTAAGTCGCAGTATGCCTCAGTTCGCATCCAGTCGTTGCAAGACGACATGGTGAAGTTCGCCCAGCAGGTTCTTCGCATCAAGGCTGAGATCATCTGCCGCCACTTCGTCAAGGAACAGCTGTTGGCACAGTCCAACATGCAGTATTCCAGTGACGCGCAGAACATCCCGTTGATCGAGGCAGCTGTCGCACTCATCAAGGGGAACCCTGAACGCATGGAGTGGCGCGTCAAGGTACAAGCCGACTCCATGGCGCAGGTCGACAAGGAGGTCATGAAGAAGGAGAAGGTGGAGTTTACCAACGCCGTCGCCACTTTCCTCCAGTCTGCCGCCACCACGCTGAAGGCCATGCCGGACACCGCGCCGATCCTGTTCGAGACACTGAAGTACGCCGTGTCGGGCTTCTCCGGTGCGACCGAGCTGGAGGGCGTGATCGACGAGAACCTGAAGGTCATCATGCAGAAGATTCAGAACCCGCCACCTCCCCCACCTGACCCAGCGGTTGAGAAGGCGAAGATGGAGATGCAGCAGTCGCAGCAGGAGTTCCAGCAGAAGTCACAGCTGGAGAACCAGAAGGCACAGCTGGAGATGCAGAAGGGTCATCAGGAGCTGGCACTTGAGCAGCAGCGCGGTCAGAACGCGATGGTGGAGCACCAGCAGACACTGGCGCAGAAGGAGCAGATGCACGAGATGGCGTTGCAGCAGCAGGCTGAGAAGCACGCACAGTCGATGCAGCAGGCGCAGGACAAGTTCGATGCTGCGCTGGCACAGTCATCGGCCAAGAACATGCAGGAGATTGCCAACAACGCACGAGCCGACGCAGCTGCGTCACAACAAGGAGAATGATGATGGAGCAGTTTATTGATGTGTCATATCTGGAGCATGCTGTTGAGGGCACGCTGGTGCTGCGTCACCTTGAGACCGGTGTGCAGTTCAGGATCGACATCGAGCCCGCTGACACGCTGGAGCAGCGTGCGCTTGAGCAGGTGACTGGCATGCAGCCGCTGCCCGAGGTTCCTGCACAGGAGTACGTTGAAGTCGAGTACGAGCAGACACCCGATGTTGATGATGAGGGTGGGTCATTCCCCGAGGATGACCCCGAGATTCCCGAGTTCCTGAAGAAGCCGAAGGGCAAAGGGAAGGGGAAGTGATCATGGATGGAGAAGTGAATCATCGTAATGTACTGCCGAACGGCATGACGTTGCTTCAGACGAATCCAAGCTGTGCCGCTGATCTCCGCACTGACAGCAAGTGGTACGGATGGCTGTTCACCAAGCACCCTGACGGACAATGGGTGTCCCTTCGCAAGCTGGGACAGCAAGAGATGGATCAGGCGTGGGATCAGTCAGTTGATGGATTCGTTATGCACGGCACAAAAGTGAGGGAGGGGTGACATGGCCCGCATTACCTACGTCCAACACCCTGTCACTCACGAGTTGATCCCCAAGGACCAGTACGTCCGCCCGTCGCCGGGTGGCGTCACAGTTATCAGCGACCACGCTGATTTCGTGAGTCCCATCGACGGGAAAGTGGTGTCCGGGCGCGCACAGTTGCGTGAGCACTGCAAAGTGCATGACGTGATACCCACAGCCGACCTCGCCGGTATGCCCAACCAGCTTCAGAGCGCACCCGATCGTGAAGGCGTCCGGGAAGCTCTGAAGCGCGCTGTCTACAAATAAGGAGAAATTGTCATGGCTGAAGAACAGGTACAGGGGTTGCGCGACATCATTGAGAGCGCATACGCCGAGTCAGAAACGGATGAACAGTCATCCACCCCATCAAGTAGCGGTGAGGGCGAACAGTCGCCCGCGTCCGAGACACCCGCTGTACCCGCTTCAGTTGAAGGCGAGTCGAAGCCGAAGGTCATCACGGACGTAGTCGGCGAAGAGAAGTCGAAGCCAGCTGTTGAGCCGGTGCCCGGTGAGACCGAGGAACAGCGCGAGGCGCGCAGCCGTGTGGATCGTCCACCGCAGAGCTGGAAGGGTGACGCCAAGAAGGTGTGGGGCGAACTCCCGCTGACTGTGCGACAGGAGGTGGCGCGCCGTGAGCTGCAATCGACCCGGGTGATGAACGAGTCATCGCAGGCACGACAGGAGGTGGAGTCAGTCCGCCAGATTCTCGGCCCGCACATGGGTCGGATACAGGAGATTTACGGCGGCGACCACCTTCAGGCGATCAGCAACCTGATGCAAGTCGAGAACACCCTGCTGCGCGGCTCATCGCAGGAGAAGGTGCAACTCGTCGCCAGAATGATTAAGCGGTTCAACGTCGGCATCAACGAGCTGGATCAGGAGTTGTCCGGCCAGATCGCGCCGGAGAATCAACAGTTCGACCGCTTGCAACAGATGATCGACCAGCGCATGCAGCCGGTGATGACGTTGCTCCAGCAGCAACAGGCGCAGGAGCATCAACGCGTCCAGCAGATCGAGATGCAGGCTGTGCAAACAGTTGAGTCCATGCGTGCTGACCCGGACAACTACCCGTACATCGAGGATGTCCGCAATGACATGGCTGACCTCATTGAAATGAGTGTGGGGCGCGGGGTTGCGATGTCGCTGGACGAGGCTTATAGTAAAGCGGTAAGGATGAACGACCATACCTTCAACGCATCAACTGTTCGTTCCACTTCCCAAGCCAACACACAGTCGGCTTTGGCAGCCCACCAAGCGGCACAGCGTGCCAAAGGAGCTGTGGTCTCGGTAAGTGGTGCACCAGCGGGCGCAGCGAGTATCAACGGCCACGATCCATCCAATTTGCGTGGAGTCATTGAAGCAGCATACGGTTTTTCTGGAGAACGCATATGATCCGTCCGATCATTAATCGCGTAGACATGTTCATCCGGGTAATGGTCGGAAACAGGTACACCTTCAGAGATGTCTTGCGCGCCACTCAAACTCCGGCAAACGTCAGTGTTCAGCCCACGACACCGATCGGTTCTAAACCAACCGGTCTAAATTTGGGCAACCCACCATAACCCTGACAGGAGTCCGATCATGGCATTCGCTAACCCGAGTGTCAGCGACATCATCGCCACCACGATCCAGAATCGTAGTGGGATCATCGCTGACAATGTGACAAAGAACAACGCGCTGCTCGCACGTCTGAAGCAACGCGGCAACATCAAGAAGTTCAGTGGCGGTAACGTCATTCTGCAAGAACTGAGCTTCGCCGAGAACTCGAACAGCGGCTTCTACAGCGGCTACGAGACTCTGCCAACAGCTGCCACTGATGTGATCAGCGCTGCCCAGTACGACATCAAACAGGCCGCATGTCCTGTGACGATCTCGGGCTTGGAACAGCTGCAAAACTCCGGCAAAGAGCGCGTCATCGACTTGCTCGAAGGTCGCATCTCCGTGGCTGAGTCCACCATCGCCAACCTCATCGCCGGTAGCCTCTACAGTGATGGCACGGGTTTCGGCGGCAAGGAAATCACTGGTCTGAACCTCCAAGTGCCGGTCAATCCAGCTGTGGGCTCACCGGGCGGTATCGACCGTGCGACGTGGAACTTCTGGCGCAGCAAGTTCTTCGACTTCACCACTGATGGTGGTGCACCCGTTACGTCGGCCAACATCCAGACGTATATGAACAGATTGTGGGCACAGTTGGTTCGCGGCAATGATCGTCCCGACCTGATTGTTGTGGACTCGCAACTGTGGGGCGTGTACATGGCGAGCTTGCAGGCGCAGCAACGCTTCACGTCTTCGGGCGATGCGAACCTTGGTTTCGTGTCGGTCAAGTACATGGACGCGGACGTGGTGCTGGACGGCGGTATTGGCGGCTTCTGCCCTGCCAACACCGGCTTCATGCTCAACACCAAGTACCTGTTCTACCGTCCGCATGCCGACCGTGACATGGTCCCCCTCTCGCCGAACAAGCGCTACAGCGTCAACCAAGACGCTGAAGTGCAGATTCTGGCTTGGGCTGGCAACCTGACCTCCAGTGGTCTGCAATTCCAAGGTCGCATGGGCGACTAACCGGCTTGGCGTCCCTTCTCGGCTAGTGGGAGATATCACACCTCGCCCACAACCAGCTGTTAAGGGACGCCTCCCGAACTGTTAAGGAGGCCATCATGGCTGGAGTTGCAGGAGCAAACATTGCGAACGCGGCGGGTCGCCCGTTGGTCAATGGAACACCATGGTCGGCGGCTGTCGTTCAGCTCCCCATCGGTCTGACAAAGGCTACTACGGACGGCACAACCTCTGCCCGAGGTTGTACGACGAACTTCATTGGTTACGGGTTTGGTGCCACCAGTGCCGAGCCACTGCCCAATGACTTCAACGCGACGGATGACACTGTTATCCGTAGCACCACGGTGCCTGAGAATGGCATCCCCACTTACACGGCGATTGCGGGCAACACCACGCATCAGACCTTGTCGTGGGCGGCGCTGGTTGAAGACCCCGAGCCAGAGTAATGATCACTGGACGCGCAGATGCGATGGGTCGGCTGTACGTCACGACAGCCCTCCCATCCGCAACCTCATCAGCACAGGGTGGCATCATGCACAGTGCTGACGGGGCAATTCACATTCTCCAAATCGCAGCCCCCGCAGTGTTTAGCGGGGGTTTTGGTTTGTCTAACCTCGGGCAAGTGTGTATCGCCCCCGGTGCAGTGATCAACGCTTGGAATGGTGGCTTCCCGTTCGCGGCGGACGGGAGACTCGTCACAGTCGCCATGAACGCAGTGCCAAATGATGACGAGCCCTACGTGGGTGGAGTCCGTGTCAGTAACCTGTTCGGGGTCTTCCTCACAGACGTCGCGCCAGTGACAGGGTTTGCGTTCTCAGATGGCTATCACGCGGGGTTCTCATAATGGCTCGCAAATCCATCGAACAGTTGATCGCTGACGCCAACGCGAACTTCGCTGACAACACAGTTGGTCTCATCACTCCTGCCAAGCTGCGGGCGTGGTGCGTTGACTTCCTGACCACCATGTCACCGGCATACGGATACCTTCAGTTGGTTGGTCCCGCATCGCAGACATTCAACCTCGCACCGTCGTTGATGGTGTTCTCAGCGGCCACGGACAGCGATGCTACGCAAACGACATCTGTCGTGCCTGCCAGCACAGTCACCCGTGCCGAGGCGGGTGTGGCGACGATTGTGTTCACCACCAACGTGGCTTGTGCCCTGAACCGATTCATCACGTTCAAGCTGTTCAAGAATGGTGTGGCTACACCTTGGAGTGTGACGGCGACAGGTGGTGGTGCGGCGAACCCGGTGGCCGTGTCGATGACAGCTGTTGATCCATCCACAACCCCCGGAGCCGCGTACTCCATTCAGGCAGTCGCCGAGATTAACGGGGTCGCGTGCACGTTGACCAACGGGTTCTTTGTGGTCCAGCTTGAACAAGTTCGATCTTTTGCGTAACAGCGGGAAAGATGCCCCGTTTTCCAAGCATCCCTATAAGGAGAAAGCAAATGCAACAGTCGTCCGGTTTGGCAACATACGACGAGTTATTGACCTCTGCGGATCAGGCTCGATTCGCAATGGACAACAAGCTACTCGTGCAGTTCTACGTGCGCCCCATCCACAATGCGTTCAAATCGGCTGAGCAAGGTCGCCCGATCTACGAGGAAGAGGAATACATCAAGGTCATCATCCCCGGCGACTCGAAGACGACTGTTGATTGCCCTGTGGATGACACCTTCCGCACCCGTTTTGCGAAGCAGTACGAGCGCTTCAAGAAGGGCATCGCTGAGGCTGTCACCGGCACCCCGCTTGAGATGTGGCCGCAGATGAGTGTCGGCATGGTGGCCGAAATGAAGGCCATCAACGTCAGCACAGTCGAACAGCTGGCTGGCCTGTCCGACGCCGTGTCACAGAAGATCATGGGCTTCCATGACCTCCGTCGCAAGGCACAGGCATTCCTTGATGCTGCGGCTGGCGAGGCTGTGAATAACAAGCTCCAATCCGAGCTTGAAAAGCGCGACAATGAGATCGAGTTGCTGAAGGCCCAGATGCAACAGCTGCTCGTTGCAACACAGTCTAAGTCTGAATCCAGCGGGAATCGCAAAGGGGCGTAATCATGCAAGGTGACGCGCTTCAAGTCGCAAAACAGGCAGCGATGGAGTTGGGTCTCCCGCCCCCGACGTCGCTCGTCACCTCGGCTGAAAAAACCTCAATTCAACTGTTGGGGCTGCTGAACTCGGCGGGCTACACGCTCATGACGATGTTCGACTGGCAGTTCCTGACGAAGACTCATCAGATCGCCACAGTCGCGGGGCAGGCGGCATACCCTGCCCCCGCTGACTTCGGTCGGATGATCAACCAGACGCTTTGGGATCATGACAACAGACGACCAGCGCATGGACCTGTCAGCCCGCAAGGCTGGCAAGTGCTCACCAACGCAGTCGTTACCGCTGGACCCTTCGCACGTTACCGCGTGGCTGGAGGTCTCACGGAATTTCTGCCAGTCCCCGGTGAAACCGGACACAACTTCAACTACCAGTACATAAGCAACGGGTGGGTACAGTCGTACCAAGACCCCGCGATTTTCACACCCGTCATCACGAACGACGGTGACACGCTGGCGTTTGATTTCTGGCTGTTGGTGAAGTTTCTGAAGTTGCTGATGTGGCAAGCGAAGGGTCTGGAGACAACCCACCTTGCGACAGCCTTCGCACAGGCATACGACGCGCTCACAGGTCAGGACCATGGTGCCCCGATCCTGAGTTTATCCAACCGCCAGCAGATGCCATGGCTGACCATTTTCAACGTGCCGGATGGTAACTGGAACGTGGGAGTACCTTGATGTTTCTGGCGAAACCGAACGAGAGGTTCAGTAACTCCACAACGATGACCGCGCCGATTGGCGGGTTGAATGCGTTCAACCCTGTCAGCTCGATGCCTGAGAATGATGCCATTGTCATGCGTGACTTCTACCCCGAGCCCTTCGGTGTCAGGGTGCGGAAGGGTTACGCTGAACATGCCGTTGGGATGAATGGGGATGTCTGCTCGTTGATGACCTACAACGGCATCGACGGCACAGCCACGTTGTTTGCTGTGGATCAGACGAACATTTGGGACATCACACTCGGCGGCAATATCGCAGGCGATACCCCATTCTGCGAAAGTTCGTTCCCATACTGGCAGTACACCAACATGGCGAACGCGGCGGGTGTGAGCCTGATCGCGTTCAATGGTCGGGATGATGGGGTGTGGTGGAATGGCACAACACTGACACGCTTGATCTTCGGCGACGGGATTGTGCCCGGTACATGGTCAGGTGTGAATCCAGCCGATCTCATCCAGCCCCTTGTGCACAAGCATCGACTGTGGGCGGTCGAGAAGAATACGACACAGGCGTGGTATCTGCCCCCTGAACAGATTTTCGGCGCGGCGACCCGGTTCGACTTCGGCGCGAACTTCTCGCGTGGCGGGTTCCTGCAAGTCATCTGCACCTACACCTTGGATTCTGGAGAAGGTCCGAATGACTATTTCATCGCCATCTCCAGTGAAGGTGAGGCAGTTCTCTACAATGGAATTGACCCATCGGACGCCACAGATTGGGCGCTGGTGGGTGTTTTTTACATCGGCCCGACGTTCAGCCGTCGATGCACGACGAAGTTCGGCGGCGACATTGCCATCTTGACCCAGTACGGCATGGTCACGATGAACAGTGTGATGAAGCCAGCCAGTGACAGTGTGCTGAATAACGCCCTGAGTCAGAAGATTCAGTACCTGCTCTCCGGTCTGATTGCGGACGGGTCTTACCGACCGGGGTGGGAGATTGCCTCCTACAGCACCGAGAACTTCATGTTTATCAACGTGCCCGGTGTTGTCCCACAGAACACGCTACAGCTTGTATACAACACGCTGACCAAGGCGTGGACAATGTTCACGGGTCACCAAGCCAACTGTTGGGGCACCTCGAAAGATGCCCTGTGGTTTGGTGCGAACGGGGTTGTATATCGTGCGTGGTACGGCAACTACGATGGGACGAAGATCGACGGTACTCCCGGCGATGCCATTGTTGCGGAGTGCCAACAGGCGTTCAGTTACTTCGGTACGCCGGGGCTCAACAAGCACTACAAGATGTTCAGCCCGACCTTCTCATACGGTGGCAAGTTCAAGTATCGCGCCTCGGCGAACATGGCGTTCAACTTCACCACGTTGCCCGCACCAGCACCACTCGGGGAGTCGGACGCGGGCATTTGGGACACGTCGTTGTGGGATTCCGATGCCGTGTGGAGCGGTGGCGCGGAGAGCGACAAGCAATGGGTGAGCATAACCGGCGTGGCTTATGCGGCAGCCATCAGGGTAATGATCGAGACGAACACCCCGGTGACGTGGATTTCAACCGACTGGTTGTTGGAAAAGGGTGGTGTGGTGTGACCGACCAACTACAACTGTTCCAGTCCATGGTGCCCAGCACGAAGACGCCTTTGGCGAGTCGTGAGGGCATCGCATACATGGAGAGCGTGTTGCGTGGCTGTTCCGAGTGTGAGATCGGGAGCGACACGGAGACCTTTCCGGTGAAACACAAGTTCGCGGATGGCGTTTATGCCCGCGAAATCCTGTTGCCAGCGGGCACTGTCGTGATCGGCAAAATCCACAAATTCGGCCACATCAATGTGATCTCGGAAGGGCATGTTTCCGTGCTGACCGAGTTCGGTGTTGATGAGCTGTTCGGCCCTTGCACATTCATCAGTAAGCCCGGCACAAAGCGTGTGGTTTATGCACACGAATCAACTGTCTGGACTACATTTCATGGTACGCATCACACCGATCCAGACTCGGTGGAAGCGGACATTATCTGCAAGACCTTCGCGGATTACGACAGCTTCAAGCTGGAGATTGACCGCAAGGCGCAGATCGAAGGAGGCGGCATATGAGTTGGGTAGCTGTTGGGGTAGGTGCCGTCAGCGTGATTGGTGGCGCGGTACAGGGTCAGAACGCCAAAAGTGGCGCCGCTAAGGCCAAGGCTGCTCAAGAAGCGGCGGCTGCACAGTCGCATAAATATGCGGTTGAGGACGCTGACGCCGCTTACAACAAGAACTGGGAAAGTCAGCAGAAGGCACAACAGATCAATCAGGGTGCCTACGACACACAGTTGAAGGCCAACCGTGCGAACCAGACGAGTGATTTCGGCTCCACGTCA